CTTGGGGTGGGAGAGCATCGCCACGGTCTCTGCCGATGACCTCGACGAGGCCCAGCGCACGGCGTTCGCCATCGCAGACAACCGCACCGCAGAGCTTGCCGACTGGGACGCGGCGAAGCTGGCCGAGGCGCTCGCCCTGGTGACCGAGGACGGGGACGAGCTAGGCGAGGCTACCGGGTTCGACCACGAGACGCTCGTGGGTCTGATTGAGCAGGAGAGGGGCGGCGAGGTGGTCGAGGACGAAGGCCCAGGTGAAGTCCCCGCTGATCCGATCACGAAGGAGGGAGACCTGTGGCTGCTTGGTGCGTACTGGGAGTGCGAGGACTGCGGGAAGAAGTACGACTACGCCGAGGGCATCGAGATGAAGGAGTGCCCCTGTGGGTAGCCTCAAGCTCAAGAGCAAGCACCGGGTTCTCTGCGGTGACTCGACCAAGGTCGACGATGTTGAGCGGCTGATGGATGAGGAGGTAGCTGATGCAACAGTCACGGACCTCCCCTACGGGATCAAATATCAGAGTGGCAATCAGCGTGGAGAAGAAGGCCACGCGCTCGCTAACGATGACCATATCTCGGATGGCTGGACCGCACCTGCGATAGGGGTGGAGCCGTGGCGTGCGTGGGTAAAGGACAGCGCGGTGGTTGTCCTGACATCATCAAAGGAGGAACTCGTGGAATTCACCGGACTGAACGGCGAGATTGAAAGTGGAAGGTGGCGCAAGGTCTCTCCGTACCAGAATGATATGCGTGAACTCATCTTCGTCATCGGGGAACTAGACGCCTGCTGCGATGTCGAGTATCCCTACTGGCACGACTCGGTCAAGCCTACAGGGGCGGTGGCCTATGTTGTCCGGCGGGTATCTGTTCGTGGGTCAACGGTCTGCGACCCCTTCCTCGGCTCCGGCACAACGCTGATCGCAGCCGAACAACTAGGCCGCAAGTGCTACGGCCTGGAGATCAGCCCCGCCTACTGCGATGTGATCGTCAACAGGTGGGAGAAGCTCACAGGCGAGAAGGCGGTCAACGCCAAGACCGGGGAGCCCTTCTCGCCGTGCTAGGCCCCCACGAGAACCGCCGCCGCCGCCCGGACATCGAGCAACTTGCCGACATGGTCACGGGCCTCGCGGAGATGGTAGGCCGAGACGCCAAGCGGCTACGCCTGGTCGAGACCGCCATCGTCTGCCTGGCCCGCGAGGCGGCGAGCAGGGAGGAGGAGCGCGAGGCACCGCGTGGAGCGGCCCCGAGGGATACCGCCCCGCCCTCCCCGCTACCGGGCGCGAGGCGCAGGGAGGCACGGGAGCCCGCGAGGGGCAAGGCTCGACGGGCAGGGCGGCAGGGGGAGGCCCAGATCGGATTCTCTCGGCGCTCCGAAATAGCACAGTACTCCGCCTCTTTTGTGAGCCTAATTTTGAGACCTTTCCGGCTATTTTTTTTGGGGATTATCCCCAGGCGTTTTTCTCAAAACAAGGGGGGCCGCGATCATGGCTAGGAAGTCCCAATGCACCTTTTCTCCTGGTGACGAGCCTCATCGCTGTTGTGCGAAGAGCAAGACAACGCAGCAGCGTTGCAAGTTGCGCGTGGTTCCCGGTCGCCGGGTCTGTCGGTTCCACGGTGGTCTTGGTGGATCTTATCCCAAGACGGGTCGTTACTCGGAGGGTCTGGGTCGTTTCCGCGAGGCTTACCAGGCTGCGCGCAACGATCCGAACCTGATGGACTTGCGTGAGACGATGGCTTTGTTGGATGTCGCGGTGCAGAAGTCTGTGGAGCGAGCGACTGCGAAGGACACGCCGGAGTTTCGTCGCCGTGCTTCGGAGTTGTTTGTGAAGGCTCGTTCGTCTGGTGACCCTCAGGAGGCTTCTCGTCATCTATCGGAGTTGGGGGAGTTGCTCAAGGCGGGCGTGGCCGACGATGTGGCCTTGGAGCATTTATCGAAGGCAGCGGAGCGTCTTGCTCGGCGTCAGGAGAAGGCTTGGAGCATCAAGCTCGATGCTGCTCAAGCGATCAACGCGAGGGATCTTGTAGCGGTCCTCGCTCGTTTTGCCGACATAGTTCTAACGGAGGCTCCGCGCGATGCCGCATCACGAATCATTCGACGGATTGACGGTGAGGTCTTGGGCTCAGGTCCGGCAGCAATTGGACTCTCGTCTGGGTCTGAAGCCTGACGCGCCGTTTCCTCAATATGTGAATGACCCTGTGGGTTTTGCCCGCGATGTCTTGGGTTTTTCTCCTTGGGGGAAGCAGGAGGAGATTGGTGCGGCGTTGGTGTCGGATCAGCGAGTGACGGTGGTCAGTTGCAACGGTGCAGGCAAGACCTGTTGGGCTGGCCGTCTGGTTCCTTGGTTTTTGATGACGCGGACGGATGCGGTGGTGGTGACCACGGCTCCGACCTGGCATCAGGTGAACTTGCTTTGGCGCGAGGTTCGTTCGGCCTATGCGGATGCGACCTATCAGCTTCGCGGAGATGTGATGACTTCGCGTTGGGACATTGGCCCGAATTGGTATGGGATGGGCTTGAGTACGGACAAGGAGGAGCGGTTCCAGGGGTTCCACGCTCGGGGTTCTGAGCCGGGTGGCCCTGGTGGTCTGCTTGTGATCGTGGACGAGGCTAGTGGTGTCGCGGATCACATCTATGACGCGATGCGTGGTTATCTGACGAGTCCGAACTGTTATGTTTTGCTGATTGGCAACGGCAACCGCGCCGATGGAGCGTTTCACGATTCGCATGAGCGAGGGGACTGGGCTCGATTCTCGATTGACGCTCACGATGTTCCTCCTGAGATCATCTCTCGTGACTGGATCTCGGAGCAGGGCGAGCATTATGGCGAGCAGTCTCCGCAGTACATGGTCCGTGTTTTGGGCAAGTTTCCTCCTCGCGGTGGGGACTACCAGTTGGTTCCTGAGTGGATACTGAAGTCGGCCTTGGAGTGTGAGCCGAGTGAGCGCGGCAGGCATTTGGGTTTGGATGTTGCTCGCAGCGGCACGGACTACACGGTGGCGGTGGTTCTGGTGGATGGCGTGGTGGAGTCGGTGACCTCTTGGCAATCGGATGACTTGATGGACACGGCGAAGCGAACGATGGCGAAGGCAGACGAGTGGGGGGTGAGCGACTGCAATATCCATGTGGACCTGGACGGGCTGGGTGCTGGCGTGGTGGACCGTATGCGCGAGGCGGGGAGGTCGGTGGATGCGGTGGACTTTGGATCTCGGGCTCGCGGCGACTGGAACTGGTTGATCGGCAACGATGTGAAGATCCTAAACCGCCGCGCCGAGTTGCATTGGGTTGGCCGCATGGCTCTGATGAACGGCCACCTGTCGATCCCTCGTGATTGGCGGGCGACCTTATGGCGGCAACTGGGGTGGACGAACTACGAGTACAACGAGCGCGGGATGCTCAAGATGGAGTCGAAGGACAAGGTGCGCGCTCGTTTTGGTTCCTCGCCGGACCATGCTGACGCCTTCTTCTTGGCTCTCTCTCGATCTGGGGGGGCCACGAGGCTTTTCGTGATATGACCGATGCGATTCATTGCCCGGAATGCTTGGAGACGGCGACCCGAGTAGCGGAGTCTCGGCCCAATTATTCTCGCGGCACGGTCGCTCGTCGCCGCGAGTGTCTTGGCTGCGGGTTTCGTTGGACTACTTATGAGATGGACCGGGACCGTGTTGAGTTGTTGGAGGACTTCCTGCGCGGCGCTGGCGGCGGTGCGCGAGGTGATCCTGACCGCTGAGTTATTTGCCCGAACGGGGCGAGGGTGCCGCTTCGCGCTATATGGGGGGCTGCGTTCCTTCTTGCTGGGCGCGCAGGCGTTGCCGATGTGTTATGCATAGGGGTCGTGATCCATGGCTCTCCCTCGCCCCCCCAGAATGGCACGGCACCTTTTAGCCGCCCTTCGTCTGTTGATCAGCGCCCCGAGGCTGGCACGGCCCGCGATGATGAGCGCGACCCGTATGGTCGCCGTGGCGTTGGCCTTGGGGCCGTAACCCGCTCAACCTACCTGGGCGACTCGACGGCGGGCAGTTCGGCGTATCGTTGGACGGTCGGGCTTGGTGGCGAGCCGGATCTCTCGAAGCCCTATGCCCAGCATCCTTGGGTCTACGCTTGTGTCGCCGCGCTTTCCAGAGCGGCTTCGAGTGTCCCGGCCCGGTTTGATCGGCACCTTTCCTCGGGGGAGTGGGAGCAGGATCAGAAGTCGGCTCTGGCGTCGAGCCTGGCTCTGCCCAACCCTCTTCAGAGCCAGCGAAAGTTCTTCAAGGCGCTGGCGGTAAATCATCTCCTGTATGGCGAGACCTTCATCCTTCTGCTGAAGCGCGCAGATGGTCGCATGGTGCCCGTCGATGCGGTCAATGGCGGGCACGGCATGATGAGCCGAATCGAGCAGCCGGAGGAGTATTGGCCTGTTCGTGGTGACTTGGTTGATGCGGTGTTGGATCCGGTCACGA